ATCTCTCGACTTGATTAGCTCTGGTGAAATAAGCTTTTCCATTTCACGTCGTTGCGCTTCAATCCATCTACTGTCCATTTTTTGCGCCCTCCGCATTAAACTTCTTCGCTTGGTCAAGTGCCTTCTCTAATTGAAGTAGCTCGTTGTAATCAGTATTAGATAGCCCACTCCGGTTATATCGGCCTCGTAATTTTTCGTAGCGAGCCTTTGCTGCGTCTATATCAAAAGTTTCTAATGGTTTATTCATGACTGGCCCTCTTTATAACTCTCAAAGAAAAACTTCACAGGCTCAGATTTGATTTCAATCAGCCCAAAACGTAGTAAATGACGAGCATGTGTGCTATCTCGTAACAACTGAACATCACGATAATGTGTGAGCATCCTCCGCCACCCTTCCAAGGGCATAGACGACTTGTTTGTATTGCAAGGAACACATGCAGGGTTCATGTTTTCTAAAGTGTCGTTTTGCGGTCTAGTCATTTCACCCGTAATTAACTTTCCACCGCCAACATGAATTAAATCTCGTTTAACAGCTTCGATATGATCTGCATGCCACTTTTCACCCAGTAATTCCCCGCAGTAAGCGCAATGTCCACCAAACTTTTGTTTTAGCTCAGCACGTTGCTGTTTAGTTAGTTTCATTGGTGAATTCCTTTCTTAATATGTTCTTTACGCGCCAACCACCACAAAACCACCGCACCGCTAATAGCTGCTGTAAAAAATGAAATTAATAAGCCCCACGCTAAAATCTCGAATTTATTCAAGCCGCCTCTCCTTTACCTTTTTGTTGAAATCCAACCTGAATGAGGTATGGCATCAATTTTTGTTGTTGCTCTGGATCTGCAAGTTTCACTGCGACACGTGCAGCAAGTTGTTCATAGCTCTCGTTACCTTCAGCGTATTTGCTTGCAAACTCAGGATGTACAGAAAGTTTTTGAGCAAATGAGTAAATCTGTTTTGAACTAAGAGTATTTGATTCTCCCTGCGGGACTCGGACCTGCGTTCCAGAATTTGTTTTTTTAGATTGTTCACGTGCTTGGTATTTTCCACATGCGTTGATTAACCAATCTGCAAAGTGGTAATTCATGAGTTCATCGCAAAGATTCTTCTCGGCGTTGTAGAGTTCAAATGCTCGTAACTCTCGATCGAACCAAGTCGCGTTTTTGATCTGCTCGTAAGTTTCCTGATCAGTTGCCAAAAGAATTTCTTCACCAAGTTTTTTCAAACTCAACCATGTTTTTTTATTTTTAGATTCTTCTGATAGATTCTTTGAAAGATTCCGTGTCCCAACGTTGGGACTGTTTAACGGAATTGTTGGGACTCTTTCATGGTAATAATTAATTGTAGGAAGGATAGTATTAACGGGGTCTTTTTGAGACCACCAATCCCATTCCTCTTGAGGCGGCATTGCAAAATAGACATCCAGTTCAGTTGCAATTAATTCGCCGTCATCCGGCCCGCCAATTGCCTCAACATAAAAAATCAATTTTTCCCTACCTTGAGCGCTTGCTCTAACTTCTTGCCAATCTCAAACATTGACCAGCTCTTTTGAAGGTCTGATGCAATAGACATAACATTTGCAATGATTAGACCTTGTTGATCCACCCGCTTTTGCAGCTCTGCCTTATCCTTTGCCAACTGAGCTTTAAAACCACACTCACGTTCATACGCTTCTGCAAACGTATCAACATCTTCATAAGCCTGTTTAAGTTTACCTTCCAGCTCCTCCACTTTCGCTTGCTGTGACTGCCATGCATTGGCCCATGCTTCCCACTTTTCGTTAAATGACTCCAAGTACATTGCATCAATTCTTCTTGAACCATTTGAAACATATCTTCCAAATTTCCCAAGAGTCATATCAAAGTCGACATCTGCTCTAAATAGCCCAATCCAGTACTTTTGCTTCTCAAACTCTTCTCTACACTTATCCATTCTTCACCCCAATCTATTGAGCTTGTCAGCCTCGTTAATGTGCGCCTCAGTTACTTTGCAGTTAGGCGAAATGTGGTTTTCTGGCTTGTCTAGGATTTCTAATTCCCTTGAATTCGAGGGTTTATCAATGCGGTGGCCTGCTTCAATGTCATCTTCTGACGCAGGTTTTAACGCAGCCAGGCTTACTAAGCTCCATCGGCCTTGTGATTCAACTACAGCATCACCGTCTTCAATCTGAATAAATTTCATTAAGCAAGGTGGCAGTAAACGGCAATATGGCTTTGAAGTATCAAAGACAACCCAGTCACCACGTTCAAACTCTTTAAAATCACGCATGGCTGGCTCCTTTTAAACTTGGCAATTGATCAATAAACTCCAAAGCTTCTTCAAGGCTCTCTGCATACCCAACATCGAGTTGTGGCTCACAATCAGGGTCCGCATCTAAGAGTTTGTTTTCAGTATCGGCGTCTATGTCAATAAAGTAAGCACCACCACCACCATAACAATCAGACATGTATTCCCAATGAACTTCTGCGGGAATCCCTTTCTTCTTGAGTTCTGATCTAATTTTTCTACTACTCACGGAATCACCTTTATATTTTTCATAAGCCAATTAGAAGCTGCCGGATGTTTCCAAGCGCCTAGTTCTTCGTACCAACACATTAGATTGCCGCTTTCTATTTTGAAGAATCTTGTTTGACCACCCAACGAAGTAAAGAAGTGTGTAGCGCCATCTGGAGTGTCTTTTTTATTACTCATCCCCGCCTCCGTATATTGATTCGTGGTCGCGGATGGCTTGTTCTACTTTATGGATATAGACATCTGCCAAGCCGTTTTCGATTGGAACTGAGACAAGTAAGAATCCATTAAAATCAGCCATCTTCACTTTGTCTTTTGCTATCTTGATGCTGCCAAACAAGTTGATTAGCTCAACCGACTCCACCAGACGCTTAACCACATCACGCTCAAATACACGATCGCCATGGTGAGGCTTGATTTCATCTGTAAAATCAATTTCACCTTCATGAACCACCAAATACTTAGCAGTGTTGACAAATGACATTGATATTCTGAAAGTGTTAGGCCCGAACTCACGAATAAACTGTTCTGGTTTCATACCGCTTCCCTCAAACCTAAATGACGCACGTCTCCACCCCATTGCATTGCCATAGCATCTGCAATGCCTTGAAAAGTTAAGCTTCTCGCTTTTCTGCGTTCTTCTGCTGGCAGCTTTAACGTGTCTAAATGCCAAGGACTATCCGTCCCTTTGCCGTTTTTGTACTTCACAATATTTGGCTCAACCACATTGGTTGCTTGTAAAGCTGGTAATCCCTTTAACCATAAGCATGTAGCTTTACGCTCAGGATCACCAAACATGTAGGGATGAATTACTTGTGAAGGCTTTTGATAGATTTTGCTCATGCATCCAATTGGATTCTCAATTGCTACCTTTTCGCACTCCAGATCAGTAAACAAATTGAAAAATGCAATTGCTTGCTCGCGATTTTTCATCCGGGTAATTGCTTTCTCCCCATACCTATCAACGTTAAACCAACGATTGCCAGCTACAGATAGAAAGGTGCAAGGAGGATGAGCAACAATGAGATCCCAGCCTCCATACAACACATCACGAACATCACCTTGATAGTGATTACCTGGTGCTTCTGTTGGGAGTAAGTCACTAGACATAGCGTTGTGACCTAAAGCTGAAAAAGCATCACGAACACGTCCAGAATATTCACAAGCAACCAGTACGTTTAATCTTTTCATACCGCCTCCTTGTCATGTCCTGTCATGGCGCTACGTGCCTTCAAACGCTTCAACCAGCCACGTCTTTGAAATTTCTTGTATAGAGAGTGAGCTAAGCGAGTTTCTTGGTCTCGTACTCCCAGTTCATAAGCTGATCTAAGTCTCATAATCTGTGAGTAAGTCATTGCCCCGAACAAGACTGGTTCATTCTGTTTATTTACACGCATGCCATACGCTCCTTGTAACGACGGTTAGACTCATTGACACAGTGGAGACACTTGTTAGATGAAACGTAGCGCTTAGTTGATTTGCACTTAATACACGCCTTTCCATCAAAATAGAGTTGGCCTTCCTGTTTGGCCTTCATGCGAACTTGAAAGAATGGGTCTTTAGCATTGCGTGTCTGAGCTACAGAATTAGCCATTACTCGACGCATAGCATCCTGTGCAGTCTTCTTAGTCGCATTGTTGAATGCTTTGTTATGCGTACTCTCACCACGACCTAGGACTGTAATTTGATTACCTTGAGCAACCCATGCAGCAATCTCTGCGCTAAAGTCTTGCTTGATGTACATACTTGGAGTCATTGATTCGATCATATCGCCACCCAAAATAATTGTTTTGCTTTGTCTGTTGGTTTGAGCCCCATTGGTCTGGCATTATCAGATTGCAAATATCCAGCTTCTCTTAATTGCAAGGCGAAACGTTTTGATTTTGAATAATTACAGCCGATCCACTCTTGAATATCTGCGATAGAAGTCTTGCCGCGTTTTTCAATTGAGTTCTTTAAAACCAATGCCATTTTTTCGAATTGTTCTACTGTGCTGTGTTGTTTCATGCAGCCATTCCTTCTTCTCGAATAGTCACGAATCGGCAGATGTCTAAGCGGTCCATAACTCGAACTACGCCTTTCTTTCCATGACGGTTTTTAGCAACGATTAATTCGGTGACACCTGACGGTAGGTCGTCTTCACCAATGATTGGATTCGCTAGGATGATTTGGTCTGCATCTTGTTCGATCTGACCTGATTCTTTTAGATCTGATGCTTTAGGACGTTTCCCTTTCTCAGACTCACGATTAAGCTGCGCTAATGCTATAACTGGGCAATCAAACTCTTTAGCAAGTGCTTTTAAATCACGGCTAATTGAGCTCACTTCCTGGTAACGGTCTTTCTTACTTGGGTCACGAACCAATTGAAGGTAGTCAATTACGATGCATCCTAGTCTTTTGTATTTGCGCTTAGCTTTACGAGCCCAAGAATGTATTTCTGCAATTGTCGGCTTTTGCTTGTCTTCGATATGGATTGGCAAAGAACTGAACCGTCTTTGAGCATCTGCAAATTGAGCCAACATCCCATCAAATAATTCAGCGTTATGAATGTTGTCATAAGGAATTTTGGTTAATGCTGAGATACAGCGGTTTGTGAATGTCTCTACATCCATTTCGGCAGATACAACCAATACAGGCTCGTTGTATCGCACTGCTGTCTGAATAACTAACATTTGAGCTAGAGTTGATTTACCTGAACCAGGACGACCACCCACGATGCAGAAGTGTCCTTTTTGAATTAATCCAACAAGGTTATCCAGGTGAGTTAAGTTAAACTTTACGCCTGTGTACTGCTTGTTAGCTTTAGCCTCAGCCTTTTGGATTAAACGATCTGTAGCACGGTTCATAGCCTCTTCAAATGTGAAGCTGGTTTTCTCAACATCGTTTGAAGTTTTCTTCCCATCCAGGATGCTTTCTGCTGCAATGTGAACGTCAGGGATTGTTAAGTCTTTAGCAATCTCAGCAATGCTTTGACCAATATGCTCAACTTCACGGTGTGCCTTGAACTTGTTTAGTTCTGCAACATAAGACTCCAGGTTGTAAAAGCTTGAAGGCGCTTCACTGCTCATTTGAAGCAGGTATTCAGAACCACCCATCAAATGAATTACGTTTTTTTGTTTAAGCTGCTGCTCAACCATAACGAAGTCATAAGGTTTGTTTTCGTTTGCAAGGTCGGCAATCGCCTGGAAGATTTGCTTATGGCGCTCTGGAAAGAAACACTCAACATCAAGATCGTTACTTACAACATCAAATGATTTGTCTACAGTCATCAATGCTGTAAGAACTGCTTGTTCCATAGGGATGTTATGAATATTCGACATTACCAATCCCCCATTTCTGTTTCGAGATTTTCAGGATTGATTGCTTGAGTGTTGTTTTGTTCTGCTTGTTTGAAAAGTTTTTCAACAAGTTTGAAATCACGTTTTACCCACTTCACGAAATTTGAATACATCTGAGTGCTTGTTACTGCACCAGTGATGATTTTGTTTTCGTAGTGTGGGTTGATTTCAAGAAGTAATTCTTCAACTTGAGCTTGATTGATTTTTGGTAAACCTGATCTTTGCATCCAAGAATTCAATTGTTGTAAATCTGGTTTCCAGATATTCAGAACTTCATCAACTGGATTTTCTTGTGTGCTCTCCTCTCTATAAATATTTTTATATAATTCTATTGTGTCTTTAGTTTCTAAAGTGCTGGCGCTTTCGTTAGTAAAGTGCTCGCGCTTTACTTTCTGTAGTGCTTTACTTTCTAAAGTGGTATTGCAGTTTTTAAAGTGCTCGACTAATGACACCTCATTAATTCTGTATTCATTACCCTTTCTTGAATCAGAACTAACAACAGTTACAACGCCTAAATCGGTTAATTCTTTTAGGCCTTTACGAACTGTAGTAGTGCTTAGTTTTTTAGAACCTTCAAGCTTGCCGCCCTGCAATTGAGAGTAACTTACAAAATCAGTAGTTTTGTCTTTAAAACCATTGATGCGGTCTTCCAGTTCAGCATACATATTACGTGCTGCATCACTAAGAAATGGACGCACATCACTACGATAAAGACGACTAGACATCACATAGCCCTTTTCGAACTTGTCTGTCATCTTGTCCCTACCTTTTGAAATTGGAATAATTTCAGCCTGCTTCAATGCACCCATCAAACACCTCTCAATACAAATGCAGCTAAATCAGCTTTCGCTTTAGCCAATGCCATAGAGTTTTCGAGAGTTCGATTAAGCACATAAGCCTCAACCGCTTTTTGAAACAAACTAATCTTCCGATTTAGTTCAATGTCTGCTAATATTTGATAGTTCATTTAATCCACCTTGTTTGAACACTAAGCCTGATCTCATCCATCAGGCTTTTTTATTTGTCTAAAATCCCGTTAATCCCTTCCGATCCCTCTGAAAAGCTGACTTCTGTACTCAATTCCCGTACTAAAGCCGACATTCCCAAACGCTCGAAAGATTTTGCTTGTATATTGAATACATGCCACTCGCCAACTATCTCTTTTTCAATAAGAAAACCTAGATAGGCCGCGAGATCCTTTTCTTTAACATGAGCAAGTATTTTTGCTCGTTCATGGATTTCGGGAGATAAGCGCACATGCGTAGATTTTTTTTTCAAGGCTCATAAAACTTTCCTTATGCCGCTAAATGTTTTGGATTTGCTTTATCGAGTAGCCATTCTTGAGTCACTTTCCCGTTACTGTGCTCAGCAAGAATCTGTGCGTAGTTGGTTTCACCTGTGTAATCAGTACGTGGCAATACACCTTTCTCTGCCATCTTTCTTACAGCAACGTAGGATATCCCAAGTAATGACGCTGCATTGGTTCGCCCACCAACAGCATCAATGGCTTGTTGAATAGGATTCATATCTTAAACCTTATTTAAACCTAATTAATATTTTTATTAAACCATGAGTTAAAATTATTTTCAACCTATGGTTGCTTACAATTTTATATTTTTTATACGAAAATTTAACCAAAGGTTTCACGCGATGAAAGTTATGAGCACAATGGTTGAGCGCATTCAGGAAGCACTGAAAGCAAAGAAATTATCATGGTCTAAAGCTGCCACAATGATTGGCCTGACTCCTCAAGCGCCTTCTAAATGGAAAAAAGGACAGATTGGCAAAGAGACTTTGGATAAGTTGGCCGAACTTTTAGAAGTTGATGCCGGATGGCTTCTAAACGGGAAGAAAAAACAAAATTTAACCAACTTCAACATGCAAGAATTTATGGATAAGCACGGTCTATCCAAGAAAGATGAATCATCATTTGATGTGAATGATATTCAAAGCCCGTCAGTAGTTGAGTATGGTGGGGATGATGGATTTATCTGGATTGATGTGGTAGAGGCAAGTTTTTCTTGTGGCACAGGAGAATCTATAGAGTTTCACTTTGATGTGATCAATGGAAAACAGCCATTCCCACCTAGTTTTTTTAAACAAAAAAATGTTCATCCTGATTGCATGCGCATCATCAAGGCTAAAGGCGACAGTATGGCGGACAAGATTGATGATGGGGATTTGGTTGGCATTGATATATCCCAAACCGACATTATTGATGGTCAAATTTATGCTGTTTACTTTGAGGGTGAAGGCATGATTAAGCAGATTTTCAAGGAAGAAGGCGGGAAACTGATTCTGCACAGCCTAAATCCTAAATACAGAGATCGTGAAGTCACGGAGCAAAATGGATTGAATTTTAAAGTTATGGGTCGCCAATTTTGGCGTGCAGGTTAAAAAAGGAGAATGGAATTGGATAACGCAAAACTACCAATCAATCAGATTATTGCTCGCATCAATGATGCTGCGAAACATGGTGAAGCTTTGGTGCTAACAGCCGAAGAAGTGAAGATTCTTTCCAAAGATATTGGCGACAAAGTCTTTATTCCTGTGCTTACTAATGAGCAGGTCGTGCAGTTGGTAAAAGAAGGAAAGCTAGGCCAGAAAATTAATAACACAAAAGATTAATAAACTGTGAACCCGACACAGTCTTTTAAATGTGGGGTATATCACTTATTAGATAGTAATATTTATTGATGTTTTAGTGTGTAATGTGTAGATTGCCAATAGTTTTTATAGTAGATATTGGGATTATGCAATATGTCTAATATTGAGCAAGATACACGTTTTATTGTTAACAATAATTTGATTAACAAGGGCTGGATCTTGGACATTCAAGATCCAAACAAAAATGTCTTTTTTGAATCAGATATCTTAAGAATTGTTAATAATGAGTTTCTCAAGAAAAGTAAAAAAAGACCCGATTATGTTCTTTTCGATTCACAAAATAAGCGGCCAATCGGTGTAATTGAAACGAAATCAGGTGGAAAAAGCTTAACAAAAGCACTGGATCAGGCAACCGAATATGCTGAAATGCTTGATGCACCTTTGATATTTGCAATGAATAATGGTTTCTGCGAAACACGGCATTTGTATACCCAAAAACCATTATTTATTGATGAAAATGAGGTTAATGAATTAATAAGAGTAAATGAAGCTAAAGAGTTCATATTGCAGGAAACAAATGGTATTTATATTACACCTAAAGAAATTTTAGTCTCTCGCAAAGAGTTAATTAATGTTTTCAAGAAGTTAAATAACTCACTAAGAGGTGAAGGTTTAAGAGCTGGTATAGAAAGGCTTTCAGAATTTGCAAACATTCTTTTTTTAAAATTGTATACAGAGAATGCTAATACAGGTATTTGGAATTCTCTCAAAAGTCTCGATAATGATTTGCTAATTAATACAACTAATAACATACTACAAGATATTGATAGACAATATGGTGCTTCTGTTTTTACAAATTTACAGCTAACCAACCCTGTTGCTGTTAAAGAGATGATCAAAGAGTTGGATAAGTTAAAACTCTCATCAATAGATACCGATATTAAAGGAGATGCTTTTGAGTATTTCTTACAGCAAGCTACAGCAACTAATAATGACTTAGGAGAATATTTTACTCCACGTCACATAACTAAAACCATTGTTAACTTAGTCAACCCTAAATATGGTGAAAAGATCTATGACCCTTTTTGTGGGACAGGTGGTTTTTTAACAGAGGCATTTGATCATATAAAAGATAACACTTTAATTGCAAACAATAGTAGTGAAGAAATCAAGCTTAAACATAATACTATTTTTGGAAGAGAAATTACCTCAAATGCAAAACTCGCAAAAATGAATATGATTCTGCATGGGGATGGGCATAGTGGAATTTGCCAGATAGACACACTTCAAAACCCTATTGAATCTGAATATGATGTGGTTATAACCAACATGCCATTTTCTCAAAAAACTTCTTATTCTCACTTATATGAGAATAAGTTAGCTAAAAACGATGGTGATGGAGTATGTGTTCTACATTGCTTTAAAGCAACAAAAAAAGGAGGGCGAATGGCATTAGTAGTACCTGAAGGCTTTCTTTTTAAAGCCGCTTTAGCTCCAGTAAGGAAGTATTTATTTGAAAACGCCCAACTAAAAGCAGTAGTTTCACTTCCAAAAGAAGTTTTTCTGCCATATGCAAAAGTTAAAACCAATATACTCTACTTTACCAACTGTCATAATGGTAGAACAAATTCTGACGTTTTTTACTACAATGTGACAAATGATGGCCTAAGTTTAGATTCTTTCCGTAGAAAAATTGACGAAAATGATTTAAAAAATTTAGATTTTGCTGATTTAAATAAGAGCGACTTTGATAAATATTATAATGAATTAGGTTTCTTAAAAGTTAATCCAGAATTAATCAGAAGCAATGATTATATTTATAATTATGCTCACTATAGTAATTCACATATAAAATCAAAATTCCCAACTATAAAACTAAAAGAACTCCTATCCTTGTCTGGCAAAGTCAAAGTGGGAGAGGATACAAATATACCTATTATGAGTATCACTATGGAACATGGCTTAATTGATCAGCATGAGAAATTTAAAAAACGAGTCGCAAGTTCTGATATTTCTGGGTATAAAAAGGTTTTTAAAAATGAACTTGTAATGGGGTTCCCTATAGATGAAGGTGTTCTAGGATTTCAAAAATATTACGATGCTGCTGCCGTAAGCCCAGCATACAAAATCTTTAGATTAAAACGAGAAGTTAATGTAGAATATTTGGATTTGATTTTGAGATCTAATTCTCTAAGAAAAATATACAAAAGTAAAATGCAAGGCAGTGTAGAGAGACGACGCAGTATTCCTGATGAAATGTTTTTGAATATTGAGATCCCGAATCCTCCTGAAGAGGTTAAAGATCAAATAGTAAAACAACATAAACTAATAAAGGAAATTGAGAATAGTCTCAAGGAAAATCAAAAAAAATTGCGTCTAAAGACAGAAGCATTATGGGAACTTCCTCAAAATTACAACTAATCCCCCCTTCGAACCCACCACCACGGTGGGTTTTCTTTTGTCTATTAAAGCATATTTAAACCTAATCATAAATTATTTTCACCTATGGTTTAATTTATGCTTGCTTTTATTTTATACCTTTGGTTTAATAAATCTCACCAGATAACAAAAAAGTCCCAGACATCTGACCGACGGGACTTTTACTCAACGAGTGAGGTCATTATGAATATAAAAGCGAACATAGTCAAATCAATGGGATTTGTAGGAGTAGTTAGTGCTCTAACTGCTGCTTATGCATTTACCCCAGCTAACAACGAACCTGTAACCGTTGTGGCTCCTTTCAAAGTTGAATCAATCGACCCTGAGAATGAACAGGCTGTACTTCAAACTGTAAATGAAGCTTACACGTTAGAAGTTGATTTTGATGCTCAGTACTCAATTGATGGCAACGGCTATCAAGCTTGGCGTGAAGTTGAAATTAACGAGATTAAAGACATTCGCGTTTATGACGAAGATGGCGAGGTATTGGCTTACGTTGATCGTTTGGACGTAGTTGAGATTAAAGATCTTATCGAATCAGGAATTAGAGAGCGCATTTAAGCGCTCCATGGTGAATGTTATGAATGCACATCCTGAAATTATCGAAGTATCAAGACTTCAAGGTCTTATTAAAGACTCAGTTAAAGCGTTGCTTCCCCTTTCAAACGAACAAGACACAGTTGTTACTGATGGCGGCAATTGGATTCATCTGCGTTATGTAGGCCGCGGTACTGAGCAGATCCAATTAGAGCTAGGTGATCAGTTTTCTATTAAGACAAAAATCGCCTACCTAAGTGAGACGTTAAAAAGATTAGCAGAAATTAGAAATGAGTTAAGAGGTGGGTGATGGAAGTTAAAAGCGTACATGCACACCACATTCCAGCAAACAACGGTGTAGATCCAATTGACGTATTCGTTGTGTGGTATGGCGAACAAGCATTTCAAGTGACTATTCGTTGTTGGGATTGTGCTTGGACTGCTTACCGTGGAAGTTGTGGCTTCAAGACTATTGAAGAGTACTTCTTGGAGCAATGGTACGGACAAGAATGCCATGAACATGTTGTTCAACTCTTCACTACCACATCAAGACATACAACCCAAAGAGAAGAAAAGTGGTTGTTTAAAGTTGTCAGAAGCATGTGCCAGCACTTCAAAAAGTTAGCAGATAAGAACTAGGAGAAGATTATGAATGCGCCAGTACAACACTCAGGACAAAACCCTTTTGCAGTAGCCGCTCCTACTACTCAAGCAATGTCTACAGTTCAATCTGATAGTCAACGTGCAATTGCAGAGGTACAAGCTGCTTTAGTTATTGCTAAACAGTTCCCACGTAACCCAATTGAAGCTTATGACCGAATTATGAACGCATGCCAGCGTCCCGGTTTAGCTCAATCGGCTGTTTATTCTTATGCTCGTGGTGGTAGTTCAGTAACTGGTCCATCAATTCGACTTGCAGAAATGCTTGCTCAGAATTGGGGAAATATTCAGTACGGTATCCGTGAATTATCTTCTGAAAATGGCGAATCTACAGTTGAAGCATTTGCTTGGGATGTTGAAACAAATACCCGTCAAACAAAGGTTTTTCAGGTTCCACATATTCGTTATACACGCAATGGATCTAAAAAATTAACAGATCCACGCGATATTTATGAATTGGTTGCAAACAATGGTGCCCGTCGTCTACGTGCATGCATCTTAGGTGTAATACCCGGTGATGTTATTGATGATGCAGTTAATCAGTGTGAAAAGACAATCCATGCAAGTGCTGATACTTCACCAGAAGCTGTGCAAAAACTTGTTGTAGCCTTTGAGCAATTTAATGTCACCAAGAAAGACATTGAAGATTACATTCAGCGTCGTCTTGATGCTATTACAGCAGCCAATATCGTTGCGCTTCGCAAGATTTTCACTAGCTTACGTGATGGCATGAGTTCACCTAAAGACTGGTTTAAAAATGTCACTGTGAAGGAAGTTGGAGAAGTCCAGGAAGTTAAACCAACTGTACCAGACAATGAGTTCCCGGTTCTCTTAGAGCAGATCAAAGCCGATGCAGTTACTAAAGAATATGTATTAGAAGGCTATGCACTTACTAATGCACAAATAGCTGAGGTAAATGCACTATGAAGCTATTCCGATGCTCAAGCCTACATAAACTTGTAGGCGACCCTAAAACTAAAGGCTCAGTTCTTAGCGATACAGCTAAGACTGAGATCAGAACAATTGTTAAGGAGGACTTGACCACGTTCAAGTCTTTCAAAGGCAACCAGTACACGGCTAAAGGTAATGCGCTTGAAGAAATTGCAATTAGCCTGTCTGGCAAGATTCGTTTTCGCCAGTATGTAAAACATGAAGGCCGTTTGGAAAATGAATTAATTACTGGTGAATGCGACATTCTTGATCTGAATAACAAGTTGATCATCGACACTAAATGCACTTGGGATATTGGCACTCACCCTTTCTTTAAAGATGAGGCAGAAGAAAAGGCAAAGAAGGCTGGTTACGACTGGCAGATGCAAGGCTACATGTGGCTTTACGACTGTGAGCAAGCAATGGTCGATTTCTGGTTATTCCCTTGCCCTATCGAGCTTACAAATGATTGGGATGATAGAGAGCAGCTAATTGATTTAGTTGAGCGAATCGATTTAAGAGAACGATTAACAACTGTCACCTACAAACGTGACGAAGCAATGATCCAAAAGTTTAAAGACAAAATTCCACATGCTCAAGAGTACTACGCAAAGTTATATCAAGAGCGCATTAAAGCGAAGGTGGCAGCATGACAGATTTGAATAAGGAAAGAGAGGCTTTTCTGAATGCCTTCCAATATTACAAAGGAAGAAGAGACATTATTTTTAGTCATGAGCATGAACTGTTTATGACTAGATCAAACAATCCTTCTGAAGTTGCTCAAAAAGAAATAAGCAACATGAATAGCCGTTGGGATGCTTGGCTTAGATGTGCAAAGCATCGTGATGCAGAGCTAGAAAAAGCCAAAGCTCAGGCGGTGCAACAATCTTTTGAGATTGGTCGTCTTCAAGATCGAATCACTGAATTGCTTGATGAAAGACAAGATTTGTATGCACAGATTAATAATGATCAGGCGGTGCCAGATACTCAACAAAAGCTTACAGATACATATTATTTGGAAGGCTCAGATTATGTAGTTGATTGCCCTTTCGAATATGACATTGAAATAGATAAGGGAGAAGTGCTTGAGTTGCAAAAATGGCAACGTACTGAGTCAACAAAAGTATATTTTGCAAATATCTATAAAGATGAAGATAACTTTGAAATTCTTCAATTCGCTTCAAAAGCCGAAGCTGAAAATGCAGTTGCAGAAAACTTGAAGTTTTTAGAAGCAAGCGAATCGGGAGCAGAACAATGAGCATAACTCTTAATGGTCACCAATTAAAAAGCCTTCTCGAATTTGTAAATCCAGATGGTGAAAATGATTTAGATCAACTTGAAACTGAACTAACTATTAAATTTTTTGAAGATGGGCACAGTGGCAAAGGCTATTACTTTTGGATGACCGAATATCCAGAGGAAGGCAGCATGTTGTTGGATGTTGAATCGGGAGCTGAGGGATGAGTGAAAAATACAGTTTTCTATTATTGGTTATGGCTATTTTTGGAATTGCATTAGTACGAACTGGTAAATATACCGATAGTTTTGTATATGCAGTTTCAATAGCTTATCTGGTGCTTTTTGTTCTGACTCACTTCAAGCCGATCGTTATCAATAACAATGATTTTTCAGGCTCAAAAGTGAGTTTGGAAGTAGATAAAGAAAGAGGAAAGTAAGGAGGGGTGAAATGACAGCGATTGCAAATATTGGTAGTAACTTTGTTGTAGCGTTACCACCTTCAGATATTTGGCTAAATGATTCTCAAGCTGCTGAGTTCTTGGGATATCGAGATGTACACTTTAAGGCAGCGGTTTGCTGCCTACCAACCTTCCCTAAACCGCGCTATGTTATTAAGTGCGGTCAAGGAAGACGCTGGAACTTGGCAGAGCTATCAAACTGGTTGAATGAACAATCAGATGATGAGCCAAAGAAAGGAAGACCACGCAAACGGGGCTAATCTAGCCTCGTTGCAATTTCACTTGCAGTAGCATTGTAATAGACCATCAAGCTTCTTAAGTCTTTATGCCCAATCATACGGGCCAAGTCTAAAACTTCTAATTTCCTTGCAAGGCGTGTACAAGCCTCATGGCGTGTATCATGGAAATGCAAATCAGTGATTTGACATCTATCTCTTAATTTACGCCAAAGCGTATCAAAGCTTTGGGAATTACAAGTAAAGACCTGCTTTTTATCAAGACCTTTTAATAAAGTAAGCAACTCAACTGCACGCTTAGATAGTGGTACATTTCGTTTAGTACCATTCTTTGTTTCATTTAAAACTAAATATCTATCTTTTAAATAAACACGATCCCAAGTCAAGCCAACAATCTCACCAGCACGCATTGCCGTTTCAATTGCAAAGAGAAAGGCAATTATAATTTGCTGAGTTGAGTCTACTGGTACATTGTTATCCCAATTTGCTGCAAGACATAATCTATCAATCTCATCCTGAGCAATTCGTCTATCTCGGTGCTTTGATGGTGGCGGTAAAGTCAAGTCGGCCATTGGAGACTCTTTAATCCACTTCCATTCTTTCCGGGCAACAGTAAATAAAGAAGCTAAAATATTTGCTTCACGCCGGACAGTAGCACCCTGCACTTCTTTTAATCGGGAGTCGCGCCATTGCACTAAATCGTCAGTTGTGACTTTGGCCAATTGCTTTTGACATAGCTTTTTATACTCACGCTTGAAGAAAGCCATTCGCTTGACTTCATTCTCATGAGTTTTCTTTTTAACACTCACTTCACTTAAGTAGCGTTCAATAGCTTCTAAAAAAGAGTGATCTGGTAATTTGCCATGCGATTGTTCGCGTAACTGAGTCTCGCGTTTAGATGCCCAAGCTCGTGCCTGTGCTTTTGTATCAAAGGTTGAACTTTCGCGAATTCCGTTTACACTTATCTCGGCTCGCCATGTATTGTTGCGTTGTCTAAATGAAGCCAT